TACAACACAACCTTGCTTAATTAATTAGGAGGTACCGTTTATGGTAACTAAAGCATTTACCTTTCCGCGTTCGCATTTTATTGGCTTTGATCACGTTTGGTCTGAGATTGAGCGTCTTTCAGAAATGTCTGACAACAAACTCTATCCGCCTCACAACGTAGTCAAGCATGACGAATCGACGTTTTCAATTGAACTTGCACTGGCTGGTTATAGCAGAGACAACCTAGAAATTGAAGTGAAAGAAGGCAACGCTCTTCTTGTGATTTCTGGCGACAACCGAGTTAGCGAAGACGAAGATAGAGAGTACCTGCATCGTGGAATCTCCGGTAAGAAGTTTACTCGCACCTTTAGACTGTCAGAACATGTTGTTGTTGATGGAGCAGACTTCGTGGACGGATTACTCGTCATTAACTTGAGGGTAGAGGTTCCAGAAGAGAAGCGTCCAAGAAAAATCTCAATCTCTTCTTAAAGGACGTAATACAATGAAAAAGGTACTACTGTTGGCAGGTCTCCTGGCTGCCGCACAAAACACTATTGCTGATGAGTCTTACACTGCAAAGGCAAACGACGAAGGCAAATTCTGCGCACGTATCAAGCAACAGGCTGTTGGAGTTGGCGTTACTTGGCGTACCAAGTGCCGTACACTCGAGGAGTGGCGTGAGCGTGGGTATGAAGTTTCTGACCCTGTCACTCTTGAGCCACTTGACAAGCAGATGCTTGCTCAGGTTGGTTCCAAAGAAGGAGAGGCATGAAAAGAATTTTAGCCCTCGTACTTGCATTGGGTTTATCTGCTAGTGTTAGCGCCAATGATATCGAAGAAGTAAAAGTGTATGCAACAAAGATCGACAACTCAGGCTATACTATGAGAGCCGGTCTGACAAATGTTGCGTTGTTGCACGAATACGACGAAAGACTTGACACTTGGCACTACATTGGCTATACTGATGAATACGGTCAAACTGTAAAAGTTGATGTTGATAAATCTATCAACGAAGCTATTGCAGACGCCGTGAAAACATTCTTCAGTGTCGATTAACTCGATGTATAAATAATAACGGTTTGCGGAGTTCCGTTTAAATAAAACTCCGCCTTATATAAGGAGCTAATTATGATTAGGGCAATTGGAGACTGGGTGAAAGATTTCTTTATGGGTCTTACCCACGCGCAAGCAGGATGGACTACCATCGGAGTTCTCGGCGTTATCGTACTTCTAGCTATTGTATAGGATTTTAATATGATTGAAGGGTACATGCAGGTTGATCTGAACGATCCGCTTGCAGTTAAATATCATGAAGTCGCATTAAAATCTTTTGAGTGCGTATCAGACATTTTCAAAATAAATGTAGTGCAGTGTGTCACACCTGATACGCTTCTCGATCTTCCTTTCTCGGAAGACAAAAGAAGATCCCCTCAAGAAAAAGCTTCCTTGTGTTCTCAATACAGAATGCACAAGCGCATGTCTCAAACGTCTGACGAAAAACCGATGGATCGTTTCTTCATCATGGAGCATGATGCATATCTAAGACCCGATCAACAAGAACTGTTTCGCATGATCATGTCTAAGTGGGAGCAGATGATTACTCTCAACATTGGCATTGCTATGGAATGCTATACGTGTAAGCGCCAGATTTCAAAGCTATTCTGTGAGGCTGTAGAAAACGACAAGAATACCAAAATGACTGGTCCTATGGGTATTCTACATACTGTCACAGATTTTTGGGTAAAAAAGAACAATCTTCAAGTTCGTGCTGTGTATTGGCCGAAGTTAGGCAAAGACAACAAAACTGGCATTTCGAACAATGTAACCAAAGCACATAGAAAGCCTCAAGTTGTTATAGAAGCACCAGTTACTCAATTGATCGATACAAGTCTAGGAACAACAGTGATCGACAGACCAGAGTCTCAAGTAAAAAACTTTTACAATCAGGACACGCATCCTAATTTTCATTTCGTTGATTTGTCGGCAGAGGTTGACAACCCCGACATAACTTTAGTATAATACATACATGAAATTTTATACGAATGTTGTCCGCGCGGGCAACAAAATACTTTATCGTGGTTACGAAAGTGGTTCTCGCGTCGAGCGCAGAATCCCTTACACTCCTACGTTGTTTGTCGAAAGCAATCGCGCCTCTGGTAAGTTCAAAACGTTGTACGGTAAAGCCGTCGAGCCTATGCAGTTCGGCAGTATGTCAGAAGCCTCTGACTTTATGAAGCAGTACGAGAACGTGCCCAACTTCTCCGTACACGGACAGACGAACTACGTCACTCAATTCATCGGCGACACTTTCCCTAACGACATCAAGTTTGATCGTGATCTGATCAACGTACTGACCATCGACATCGAGGTCGCGTCTGATCAAGGCTTTCCTCACCCCAGAGAAGCCGCGCATCCGATCATCTCTATTGCCGCCAAGTCAAATCAATCCAACACCTATTACGTGTGGGGCATGGACGATTACGACGAATCGCTAAACGATTGCGATGTCACCTACTTTCGTTGTGAGAATGAATACAATCTACTCACTGCGTTTCTTGGCTGGTGGCAGGGCAACTGCCCAGACGTGCTGACTGGCTGGAACTCCAAACTCTTTGATATTCCATATCTGGTGCGCCGCACTCAACAAGTTCTCCATGCTGAGGCTGTAAAGAAGTTCTCGCCATGGGGTCTCGTACGCGAGCGTGAGATTCGCATGATGAACACAGTCGAGATTGCATACGAGATCGAGGGTGTGTCTCAGATGGACTACCTTGATCTGTTTAAGAAGTTCGGTAAGCAAACGTGGGGCGAGCAAGAATCATACAAGCTTGATCATGTGGCTCACGTGGTGCTTGGCGAGCGTAAACTGTCGTACGAAGAATACGGTTCGCTTCACTCGCTGTACAAGTACGACTACCAAAAGTTTATCGACTACAACATCAAAGACGTTGAGTTGGTTGATCGGTTCGAAGAAAAGATGGGCTTGATCTCGCTGGCTATGACGATGGCATATCAAGCCAAGACTAACTATCAAGATACGTTTGGCACCACTGCAATCTGGGATTCGATTATCTACAATCAGTTGCTACACAAGAACGTGGTAATTCCTGGTAAGCCACCCATCGACCATGACGCTGGTAAGATCGTCGGCGGCTATGTAAAAGATCCATTTGTCGGTGCACATGACTGGGTTGTGTCGTTCGATCTTAACTCTCTGTATCCGAACATCATTGTGCAGTATAACATGTCGCCCGAGACTATGTGCTACGATGAGAAAGTTGACACTACGAAGTGCGCGAATGGAGCCATGTTCCGAAAAGATTTTGAGGGCATCATTCCTAATGTGATTCGTAAGTTCTACGACGACCGTGTGTCGATCAAGGGCAACATGCTCAAAGCCAAACAGAAGTACGAAGAAGCACCCACCAAGAAGCTTGAAAACGAAATTGCTACGATGGACAATCAGCAGATGGCGATCAAGATTCTAATGAACTCTCTCTATGGTGCACTCGCCAACAAATACTTCCGCTACTTCGATCAGAAGATTGCTGAGGGTGTGACCACAAATGGTCAGCGAGCGATCAAGTGTGCCGAGAAAGCAGTGAACGATGAAATGCAAGAGATTCTTGGCACCAAAGATGACTACGTGATTGCAATCGACACCGACTCTGTGTATATCAACTTCGCGCCGCTGGTCGAGTTACATAAGCCTGTCAATCCCGTCAACTTCTGTAGTAAAGTCGCAGAACATTTCGAAACTAAAATTGCAGAAGCCTATGCGAAACTAGCTGAAGAAACGAGCGCGTACGAAAATCGTATGGTGATGAAGCGTGAGGCTATTGCTGATCGCGGCATCTGGATGGCTAAGAAGCGATACATTCTAAACGTCCACGACAACGAGGGTGTGCGATACGCTCAACCAAAACTCAAGATGATGGGCATCGAGGCGATCAAGTCTAGTACGCCACAGATTGTCCGTGACAGGATGAAAGAGACGTTCAAGGTAATCATCGAGGGCACTGAGTCTGACACGCAACGATTCATTGCCAACTTCAAGGCTGAGTTTAAGAACCTAGAGCCCGAAGCGATTGCGTTTCCACGCGGAGTCTCTGAAGTGACCAAGTGGAAAGATCGACAGACTATCTACGGCAAAGGCACACCGATCCATGTTCGTGGCTCTCTGCTATATAATCATTATGTGAATCAAGCCGGCTTGAAAGACAAGTACGAGATGATTCAAGATGGCGAAAAAATTAAGTTTCTGTACCTCCGCCAGCCGAACAAAATCAAAGAGAACGTGATATCTTTTCCAATGCAGTTGCCCAAAGAACTTGGCTTGCACGTATCAGTAGATTATGATATGATGTTCGTTAAAACATTCCTTGATCCGCTTGAGCCAATTCTCGCCGCCGTGGGCTGGTCAGCAGAGCCAAGGGCAACGCTTGAGGACTTTTTTGGATGAACACAGACCACTTAGATTTTCCTGATATTGGGTGGGGCTACATGCCACCGACTGAAGAAGTTTTTAGAGCGTTTGAGTGGGCACAAAAACTCTACAAGCCAAAGCGAGTTTTAGAGATCGGTTTTCATCTTGGTCATTCGACCACATATCAACTTGAGATATACAAAGACCTTGAAAAGATGATTTCTTGCTCGCCTTACGAAGATCGAAACGGCAAAGCAGACGATAGAATCAATCCTGCGGCACGATGGCTTGCCGCTATAAAACTATCGAAGATGTATCGAAATAAGTGGCGATGGATTCCTGGCAAAGCACATCAAATGATAGACGAAATTTCTATCTACGATTATGACTTCGCACTGATAGATGGCGGACACACTTATAATGCCGCATCACATGATATGACTATGTGTATCGATCTTGGCATCAAGGCTATGCTGATCGATAACTTTGAGTTGGTTCCTGTTCGCGATGCATTCGCAGACCATCACGAACTAAAGTTGATAAAAAAGTTCTACTACGAGCAAACGTTCAAAGGTAGACGTAAGACAAATCAATTAGCACTGGTAAAGGTTGACAGCCCACAACTTAATTTGTTATAATTTCTGAATGAAACTAGAACTGACGCTGTTCAAAAATCGTTATGACAACAAGACTCATAAACGAATGACCATGAATAATTGGTTAGAGTTTACTGAGTTGCTGTCTGGTTTGTCTAGTATACCCGAGTCGAAGAAAACTGCTTCGCTAATTAGTCCTGCAATTTATACTGAAGGTACAACAAGATCAAATGACAACGTTGAGTATTGGGGTCGATGGGCGGCTGTCGATGTTGATGATGTCACTTTCGAGGAGCCACTAACAAATGAGCTTCATAGTAGGTATGGGCATTGGAACTTTGTGTGTTATTCTACTGCAAGTAGCACAGTCGATACACCTAAATTCCGACTTGTATTTGAACTTACACGAAACGTCGAGCGAGACGAAATTCGACACTTCTGGCATGCCCTCAACACAGAACTTGGTGAAATCGGCGATGCTCAGACAAAGGATCTTAGTCGTATGTACTACGTTCCTGCTCAGTATTTCGACGCTCATAATTTTATGTTTTCTAATCACGGCGATCCTATTGATCCAGACTATCTAAAGGCTAAACATCCCTACAAAGAGAAAGAGGGTAAAAACTTTTTAGATCGTCTGCCGCCCGAGTTACAGAAAGCAGTGCTTGAGCATCGTAAGCAAGCACTAGATAACACCAACGTTTCTTGGTCCAGCTATCGTGATTGCCCGTTTTGGCCAAAGAAACTTTCTATGCAGTACCAAACAATAACGAATACCGGATGGTATCACACGATGTATCGTATTATGGTTGCTACCGCGGGTAATGCCATTAAGAACGGCTATCCCATCACTGCGAAACAAATCGCAGAGTTGTGTAGACAATTTGACAATGAAAATGGAATGTGGTATACTAATCGACCACTAGAGAAAGAAGCTGATAGGGCAGTCGAATATGCCTATCGCAATAACTAGGAGCAAATGATGAGTGATAATGTAACTGATATCGCGCCAAAACTGAGCGAACCTCAAATGGCAGCCGATGGAACTACCGTACGAGTAGACGAAGAGGGTTGTGAAGTTATTCAAGCACCGCCCACTGGTCAAGAAGAGTCTATGTTGCAGACGCTTCGTGTAGGCGTCATTGGTAAGAACACCCTTGCAGATGCAACAGCGGTTGCGTTTAATACGAAAGCGGCCGAATTTGTTCGATGTGAATCGTTCGCAGATGTTGATGCGTTGATTGAATCAAAGCCAACCATCGTGTTTGTCTGTGAAGAGATTCCTTTGTTGAAGAACGACACGTTCGATGACGCAGACTTTTTGAATGCAGTTAATAAACTGTTCAAGCAGACCGAGTGCGCAATCTGTATTCGATCAACGCTGAACATTGAAACGACCAATCGCTTGATTGCGACTCTTGGTTATGATGTGTTTCAAGCGAAGCTTTGTTACTTCCCTGAGTTGTCTGATTGCACTAGCATGGCTGACATTCTTATCAGTGACTACCATATGATTGGTGGTGAAGAAAAGCCACGACAATCGCTATTGCAACTTCTGCAACACGCGAGCCACTTTTCTGCGTCGGCTGTTACCACTGGTAGCATTTGGGAAGTAATTTATGCTAAACTAGGTCTTGCTGGCTTTAAAGCAGTCAAGCAAACTTTTTTCAATCAGTTGTATGATACGATTCTTGATGTCAAGAATGCAAATCCAACAATTGTTCGTCGCATGATGGAGCAAGCGCCTGACATTGCAGACAAGAGTGTCATGGTTCCTACATTTGTTCGTGCGAAGACTGACGATTCTGTCAGTTACAAAGAAGCGCGTGGATATGCTGGCGAGTTTTTGAATCACGATGTACGCGCACTTGCGGGTCTGTCTGATAAACTACCACTGATTGATGAGTGCATTAACTTTAAAAATCTGAAGGACTAATATATGTCAGTAATGAACAAGCTGAAGAAAAACTCTAAAGTGGCACACACCTCTGTGCTGTCCGAGTCAGAGTTTTTTCAAGAGCGTGAGATTACAACCCTTGACGTTCCTATGTTGAATGTCGCACTGTCTGGTAGTCTGAAGGGTGGACTGGCGTCAGGACTTACTGTTCTCGCTGGTCCATCTAAGCACTTCAAGACTTCGTTCGCACTGAAAATGGCGGCTGAGTTTCTGAAGTCTGACCCAGACGCAGTAATGCTGTTCTATGATTCTGAGTTTGGTTCGCCACAGTCTTACTTCGAAACGTTTGGTATTGATGTGAATCGTGTGCTCCACACGCCTATCACTAATGTCGAAGAACTGAAGTTTGATTTGATCAACCAGCTTGAGAATCTGGACAAAGCCGATAAAGTTATCGTAGTGATTGACTCTATTGGTAATCTAGCGTCTAAGAAAGAACTTGAAGACGCTATCAACGAAAAGTCTGTGGCTGATATGTCACGTGCAAAAGCACTCAAGGGCTTGTTCAGAATGACAACACCTTATCTGACGATGAAGAACATTCCTCTTCTTGCGATCAATCATACGTACAAAGAGATTGGCTTGTTCCCGAAAGATATTGTTGGCGGTGGTACTGGTATCTACTACTCTGCTGATAACATCTGGATTCTCGGTCGTCGGCAGAACAAAACTGGCACTGAGGTAACTGGTTATGACTTCATCATCAACGTCGAAAAGTCTCGATTTGTTAAAGAGAAGTCGAAGATTCCTATCCGAGTTTCTTGGGAAGGTGGGATTGAGTCTTATAGTGGGCTTTTGGATGTTGCTCTTGCTGGTGGTTTTGTTATTAAGCCTAGTAACGGCTGGTATCAACTGGTTGATAAATCTAATGGACAACTGGTTGGTGGAAAGGTCAGAGAGAAAGACACGCTCGCGTATTCTTTCTGGGAAGGACTACTAGAAGATGAAGACTTCCAGTCGTTCATTGAAAAGCAGTACAAGATCGGTGCTGGCGCATCGATTGATCTTGACTTAGAAATGGAAGTTGAATGATGGGTATCGGCACTGCGAAAGAGGGAGTTGACTACGAGTTGATTCCCGCCACTGACAACGAGAATGATCAGTCATGGGACATTCGCATTCTTAAGGGCGAGTTTACTGAATCTGTTTTACGGTTCGGTAACATCGCCTTTGATGGAGAAAATGATTGCTTAAACTTTAATTTTATGTTAGTATCAACACCTGATACTGAATTGACAGAAGACAACGTTGCCCTTCAAGACAGAGCCGCAGAAGTTCTTGCGTCTGTTCTTGAAGAAGCGGCACACACTGGTAGTTTACAATTAGGCAATCCTGAAGATGACAGTGAAGATTGATTTAGAACAAACAATCATTCGAAACATTTTGACAAATGAGCCTTACATGCGTAAGGTCATTCCTTTCATTAAGAAAGAATACTTCGAAGGTGTGTACCAACATCTGTTCACTGAGGTGACGAAGTTTGTTGGCAAGTATAACAAGTTGCCGACGCTAGAATCTTTTAAGATTGAATTGGATCAGTCCGACAAGTTGACTGATCAGATGTACACTCATGCCATGGACATTCTTCCCAACATCTTTGAGGTGAAAGAAGAGAATGATACGTGGCTGTTAGATACAACAGAAAAGTGGTGTCAAGATCGTGCGGTCTATCGTGCTATTATGGAGTCGATTACAATCATCGACGGCAAGCACGAGAAACTTTCTAAGAACGCACTGCCTGACATCCTACAGAATGCACTAGCCGTATCGTTTGACACGAACGTAGGTCATGATTACCTTGAAAACGTAGATGAACGATACGCCTTTTATCATGAGCAAGAAGAGCGCATCCCCTTTGATCTTGACTACTTCAATCGGATCACAAAGGGTGGACTGCCAAATAAGACGCTAAACATCGCCTTGGCAGGCACAGGTGTTGGTAAGTCATTGTTCATGTGTCACGTTGCGGCTAGTGCCCTTTCGCAGGGTCGTAATGTCTTGTACATTACGATGGAGATGGCAGAGGAGCGCATTGCTGAACGCATTGACGCAAATCTGCTGAATGTGCCAATCGATCAGTTAGAGAACATGTCACAGAATATGTTCACTGACCGTGTGCGTCAAATTGCGGATAGCACAAACGGTAAGCTGATCATCAAGGAGTACCCGACTGGACAGGCTCATAGCAGTCACTTCCGGGCGTTGCTGATGGAACTCAAACTGAAGAAGAAGTTTGTTCCTGAGATTATATTCATTGACTATTTGAATATATGTGCATCGTCTAGAATGAAAGCCATGGGCGGTGCAATCAACTCTTACACCTATGTCAAAGCCATCGCTGAAGAAATACGCGGGCTTGCTGTAGAGTTTGATGTGCCCATTGTGTCAGCAACACAAACGACTCGGTCGGGGTATGGCAATTCTGATCCTGGACTAGAAGACACATCTGAGTCTTTCGGTCTTCCTGCAACGGCTGACCTAATGTTCGCTCTTGTGTCCAATGATGAGCTAAATAGTCTTGGACAGATAATGGTGAAGCAGTTAAAGAATCGTTACAACGATCCTAACGTCGATAAGAGATTTGTGATTGGCGTGGATCGAAGTAAGATGAAACTATATGATGTAGATGAGACACAACAAGACCTTGTTGATGATGATATACCCGTTTTTGACAAATCGGCTTCGGGCGAAAAACTCAAAAACATAAAAATCTTCTAGGAGGTGCGTTATGGATCCCTACACTCATACTCTTATTGCAGTAGGGCTGATGTTTGGCTCGTATTGGGCTGGTAGACATTATGGTTACAAAGACGGCTTGATCGATGTATGGTCTGCTTTGCTTACAGTCTTTGATGCTAAGTCTATCGTTATTAATGAAGATGAAGAAATGATTGTCACCGATAAAAGCGGTGCCGAACGAAAGGTGAATTGATGGCTATTGAATATAAGTTTCGTGAAGACGAATTGATCCAAGAATTCAAAGACTACATTGACGCTACGTACAGCGGTCACTATGGTCACGGTGGATTCCAATCGAGTGAAGTGATTGTTGATCGAGGGCATGGTCTCGGCTTCTTTCTTGGTAATGTTGATAAATACAACGGTCGATATGGCAAGAAAGGTTCTGCTGACGACCACCGCAAAGACCTGATGAAGATTCTGCACTATGCACTGCTTGCATTGTACGAACACGACCGACTGAATCCTACGGTGACTATCAACGTTCCAGATATCGATTGGAGACATGCGCCTTCAAAGGAAGAACTTGGTCTAGGTCCACTCACAGTAGATACAATTTCGTATCCATCAATCAACGTTGAAAGTGACGTGAAAGTGGACCTCACTGATTATCCTGAGTATGATGTCAAATTTAACGTAGACGGACTCAAGGTATGACAGAAGACATTTTCGATTTTGGCTTTACAGCCGTAACTGAAGAAGAGTTGGAGGTTGTTCAGAAATCTTCGACTGAAAAAGATGCGGTTGAAAGTCGGCTCGATAAGTTGTATAATGCTATTCAACCATTGTTGGATAATCTGAGAAAGAATCCAGAGAAGGACTATATCTATTGGCCCAATCGTCTGGATAAAGTTGATCAGTTTAGGGACTATATCGACGACATCTATACTGGAAAGTGAATGACATTTAACATGAAGGCCGCTAAGACGGCTGTAAGTGATACAATCGTAGCAACACCAATTAATTTAGTTCTCAACTACATTCTTCTCAAAATGTTCTTACCGCTTAGTTTGACTGCGGAGTTGATGACTTTACTTTTTACTTCCATATTTTTCGTCGTCGCTTGCGTTCGAAAATATTTTGTGATATCATTCTTTAATAGGAGAAACAAATGACTAGCCCTGTGAAAGTGCCTGACGTTGTGTTCAAAACTCGGGTCCGTGATAATTCAATCCCCGGTGCAAATCCGTATCGATGGGAAGACGTAACTACCGAAGACTTGTTTATGGGCAAGTCTGTGATTGTCTTTTCTCTTCCCGGTGCTTTTACACCGACTTGCTCTACGTACCAACTGCCCAACTTTGAGAAGTTGTACGGTCAGTTTAAAAGTTATGGCGTCGATGACATCTACTGTGTTTCGGTCAACGATGCGTTTGTAATGAATGCGTGGGCTAGAGATCAGAAATTAGTCAACGTCAAAGTGATTCCTGACGGCTCTGGTGATTTCACTGAGCAAATGGGAATGCTTGTCGCTAAAGACAATCTTGGTTTTGGTATGCGTTCGT